TCCACACGGATGAATATAATTCACAAAACGGGCACACAGAGCGCCGACGATCCTTTTCGTTTTATCATGTCGACCGACCACGTCGACCGCGACGGCGACGTAATCACCCAATCGGGTTGGAGTTTAGCAGACTTTCGCAAGAATCCGATCGCCCTGTTTGGTCACTCCTCGGCTAACCCGATCGGAACGTGGACCGACGTAAAGGTCGAGGACGGCAAGCTCACAGGCCTTTTGAAAATGGCTAAGGCCGGAACCTCGCAACTCGTCGACGAGGTTCGCAGTCTCCTCGAGCAAAGAATCCTCCGGGCCGTGTCCGTCGGTTTTGTCGTCGACAAGTCCGAGCCCCTCGAGGAGGACGGGCCCGCATGGGGCCCTCAGCGGTTTCTCAAGCAAAAATTACTCGAGTGCAGCGTCGTGAGCGTACCGAGCAACCAGCAAGCGCTCATGCAGCGCGCGAAGGGCCTCGGGATCTCCGACGAAACAATGAATCTCGCGTTCGGACGTGAGGGCGTGCCAGCCCCTAAGCGTCCCGCGCCGATAGCCAAGGGCGTGCCAGCCCGAACCAAATCAAACGCCATTGCGAAAGGAATTACCATGTCTTTGGCTCAACGTATCAAGGCCCTCGAAACCGAGGTCGATACCCTTCAAACTACCCTTAACGATCTCCTCGAGGGTACAGAAGGCCGCGACTTCACCGAGGACGAGACGACTCAGATCGAGGCGCTATCCGCCGAGATCGAATCGAAGGACGCGCAACTCAAGCCCCTGAAAAAGGCCGAGGCCGCGATTAACACAGTCGCCGCGAAAAATGCCGCGACCAACCCCGCCCCTCGCCGCAACACTGCGCCGACCCTACCGCACCAACGCAACGGCGCGGCACCGGTTCAGGCCCGGGCAAAAGACCCCAACGATCGCCCCGGTTGCTTGCTTGTGAAGGCCGCAGTGGTCAAAACCCTCGCCCATGCCATGAAGCGCGGCGAGAGCGACATCCTTGCCGAACGTTACGGCTCGGACGATCGCAAAGACGCGATCGACATGATCCTAAAGGCCGCGACGAACACGGCGACGACCACCGAGGCCGGTTGGGCGGCGGAGCTCGTATCTAACGATACACGCGGGTGGATCATGGACCTCGAGGCGATCTCGGTGTTCGCGGCCTTGTCGGCGGCCGGTACAGGCATGGACTTTGCGGGCGCGAATAGCGTTACCGTTCCCGGCCGCGATCGGACGAAAAAGGTCCGGGGCTCGTGGGTTGGCGAGAACGCGACGATCCCCGTCCGGGATGGCGCGTTCGTGTCGATCGTTCTGAACCGCTTCAAAAAGGCAGTCCTCTCGGTTTACTCCGAGGAGCTCATGAACACGTCGAACCCCAATATCGAAATGGTTTTGCGTGATGCGATGCGGATCGATACAGCGGAATCGATCGACGAGGACCTCCTCGACGCGAGCGCGGGCGTATCCGGCGTTCGTCCGGCGTCCATTTTGAACGGGCAGCCTACGCAGGCAAGCGCGGGCGATACCCTCGATAACATTCACACCGACTTACGTTTCCTGATGGACTCGCTCTCGGCCGTGAACGCGGGCCGCAACCCGATTTTGTGGATGAACCCGGCCCGGTCCTCGGGGCTCTCGATGCTTACAAACAGCGTCGGTCAGTACGTGTTCAGGGACGAGATCAACAACGGGAGTCTCATGGGCTACCGCTTGCTTACCTCGACCAACGTCCCCGAGGCCGTGGTCGGCCTTACGGACGCGGCGGACTTTGCGTCAGCGGCGGGGACTCCTGAGTTCCGGGTGTCCTCTGAATCGACTCTCGTTATGCTCGACGACGACGGCGTCGATCCAACGATGGCCGATACGAACGCCGTAACCGTAGCGGGGTCCGTCAAGGTCTCCGATGCGGCCGGGGTTGTCGGCGGACCTGCAAAGGTCAAGAGCATGTTCCAGCAGTACAGCCAAGCTCTGCGCCAAATCTACCCGCTCTCGTGGCAAATGATGCGCTCGGGCACCTCGCCCTATCTTACGGCCGTTAGCTGGTAAGCTAGACAAAAACTTGCGAGGGCCTCCGGGCCCTCGCAATCCTTTACCGATCGGATTTACAATGTCAGCAACAACCGAAAACGTGCAGCCGGTTCAAATGTGGAACGGCGTCTCGATGTCTTACGTTACCGAGGCCGAGGCTAAAAAGATGGAACGCGCTAAAACTCATGAGCGCGTGAAAGGCCGGGACGCAAACACCCTAGCCGGGCCCGACAAGTTCAAAACCGCCGAGATCAAGGCCCAACCAAAGGCCGCGAAGGCGAGCAACAAGCCCCCACGCCGGGCGCGGGGCGTGTATCAAACCACTCAAATGAAAGCGGGCTAAATGGGGCTGATCAGCGCAGTTAAGAAGGGGTTCGGCGACTTCTTTACCCCCGGAGGAATCCCGCGATCGTTCCCCGTCGAATGGTTTCAAATGGGGTACAATCCCCCCTCGAACACGACCTCGAGCGTTAGCGAGGCGGCGATTAGCGCCTATGCGCAAACCGTCGCGCAGTTGCCGGTCAGGCAATACAAGATCAACACCGACGGATCTCGAACGCTCATGCCCAACACTAGGGCGACCGCCGTTTTGAACCGCCCGAACAATTACCAGACCCGCAGCGACTTCATGCTGAATCTGATCTACGGTCTCCTCGGTCAGGGTAACGGTTACTTTTACGGCGACGGACAGCGCGGCGGCGTCGATAGCGATAATATCTATCTCCTCGACCCCCGGGCGACCCGGGCAATGGTCCTCGAGGGTGATATCTACTATGCGACCGGCGGACAGTTCCTCGATCTCGTTCCCGTGAACCCCGAGGTCATGATCCCGCAGCGGTTCGTCGGCCACTCAAAATTGCACACGCCGATCGATCTACTCCTCGGCGTCTCTCCCCTCCGGGCGGCGGCGATGTCGCTCGCGGCGCATGGCGCGATCGTCAATCACCAAGCGGCCTTCTTTGCGAATATGGCGCGCCCCTCCGGGGCCTTGTCGACCGATCTAACGCTCAAGAAAGAGCAGATCGACACGCTCCGGAATGCATGGACCGAGCACTCCAAGGGCCTCAATAGCGGCGGCGTTCCGATTTTGACGGCCGGGCTAAAGTGGCAACCGTTCACCATGACCTCGCAGGATGCCGAGCTCGTTAGCGCGTGGAAAATGACCGTCGCCGAGATCGCCCGGGTGTTCCGGATTCCGCCGATGTTGATCGGGGACCTCGAAAACAGCACTTACAACAACGCCGAGCAATTGATCGGCGTTTGGCTATCCACCGGGCTAGGCTTTCTGATCGATCACCTCGAGCTCGTGTTCGAGGCGTTTTTTGACTTGCCCCCGGACGAGAAAATCGACCTCGATGTCAACGTATTGCTCCGGACCGATCGCGTCGCCGAAATGCAGGAACTCCGGGAGGGCGTGAACTCCGGGATTTATATGCTTAACGAGGCCCGGGCCCGGCGGCACCTAGCCCCCGTCGAGGGCGGCGACGTGCCTATGATGCAGGCCCAAATGACCCCGATCGAAACGCTAATTAACCCGCCTGAACCCGCCCCGGCGACAGCGGCTCCCCCGCTTGGCTTACCCGAACCCGAGGACGAGGACCCAAGCCCCGAGGAGCAAGAGCGCGGCCTCGCCGTGATCAAGGCCGTCATGGCAGAACAAGGAATCGCAGCATGAACGACGAATTTTTGAAAAAGATCGGCGAATTGATCTCGAGCGCGATCGCTAAAGTAACCGAGGGACTCGAGTCTAAGATCGAGGCGGCCGAGGCCCGGATTAAAGGCGATCTCGTCGAGGATCGCGTCGCGCTTAAAACGCTCTTGAGCGACGCGGAAAAGTTCAAGCCTGAGGCCGTGAAAGGCGACCCCGGCGAGCCCGGAGAACCCGGACCGCAGGGCGAGCCCGGTCTACCCGGCGAAAAGGGCGACCCCGGCCCCCTGCCTAGCGCACAAGAGCTCGAGGACATCATGCGCCCGCTAATCCCGGAGGCCGTGCAAGGTGAAAAGGGCGACCGAGGCGAGCCCGGCAAGGATGGGTCGACCCCTGATATCGGGGATGTCGTGAACCGCACCGTCGAGCTATTGACCCCGCTCGTTACTAAATTGATCCCCGACCCGGTCAAAGGCGACCCCGGAGAGCCCGGAGAACCCGGTCCACAGGGCGAACCCGGCGCACCCGGGGAGGATGGCCCCATTCCGGACATGAAAGCGATCGTTAAGGCGCTCCTCGAGGACGAGGCATGCCGGGACTTGATCGTCAAAAGCCTAGCGGGACAAGTCCACAAAGGGACTTACGATCCGGCCGCGTCCTATGACATCGGCAACGAGGTCGTTATGCGAGGCTCGACATACCGCAAGGTCGCGGCGACGAACGAGGACCCCCCGGGCCAAGGTTGGCAAATGATCTCGCAGGGTAAGATCGGTAAAAAGGGCCTATCCGGCGAGCCCGGGATCCCCGGCGCACCCGGCGCACCCGGCGCACCCGGGATCGGTATCAAGTCGGTTATTGTTGGCGACGGTCAATTGATAATCGAATATGATAACGAGGATCAAGAGGTCCTCGAAGTCGAGGACCTGCACCCCCGCCGGAATATCACGGGCGCGGGCGGCCCCCCTAGCGAGGGCGGGTTCGACGGGCAGGTCTATTTCGACACCAAAACAAAGCAAGCCCATATCTGGACGGGCGCAAAATGGGAGAGGTTTAAATGACCCTTTATACGAACGTTTACGGCCTGAACTACGACGATTCTGAGCCTTGCTATTTTTCGACGGCCGACGGGGTCAACGTTTGGAGCATTGTCTCGAAAAAGTGGATCAATTTTGCAAGCCTAGTGGCTAAGGTCACCGCCGAGGGCCATGATTGGCAGCCTCGCGAGGTCGGCGTCCCGTCGCTCATGTGGCAGATCAAAAACACCGTGTTCAATTACAGTTGGGGTCCGGGCCTCGACGACACCGAGGCCCTCGCGTCCGAGATCGTAACGAACGGCGAGGC